CACGCTTTCGCGAAAAATCCGGTAATGCCATCAATCACCCACATTATGCCTTTCCATACGGGCATGATTACCCAATCGTAAATAAACTGGCCGATGGCCGAAAATATGGATACCAGCCCTTCCCATAACCATTTTGCCGCAGATACAATCCCATTAATTATAGCCTTCCATGTGTTGATGAAGAACATGAATACAGGCTTTACCACATTTTCCCAAATGGCCTTGATAACAACGCCAATATTATAAAACACCGCCTTTGTGGCTTCCCAGATACCAAACAGCACCTGCCGGAATTTCTCGCTCTTGTCCCACAAAAGCTTTATCAGCCCTACCAATAGTGTAATGCCAAGTAATATCCAACCAATGCCGGGGATATTATAGATTGCTTTGCCTAAGCCCGCAACTGCGGCGGAAAAAACCTTGGTTGCAAATGCCGCAAGGATAGCAACCCCAATCCATGTACCGCCCGATGAAATCATTGCCCATTGCGCGGTAACTCCATTCCACATTTTTTTTGTTCTCGATGCTATGGCCTTACCGTAAGCAGTTTCGCCCACACATGCAATTGCATTGATGCCAGTTCCTGCAATGGTTAAAGTCTGTATTCCATAAAATGCAGCCTGTAGCCCTGGCAGTATATCCTTCGTCATGTTGAAAAAACTGATCTTCATGTCATCGAATTTCGCATTCATACGGCTCATCTTTTCGGAATAGCTCCCCATTACAATGGTTGCCTGTTCCTGGGCCGCGTTGGTGCCGGTTATGGCCATGGTGTATTTATCAATCTGGTCAATGCCAGATATTAGGGCAATACCGGCGTTTGCATTCTCCCTGCCGAATACCTGCGACATTAAAGCCGAATCATTCATTACCGGCTTTAAAAGCTTTAACCTATCGGTAAGCTTAAGGCTCTTATCTCCCAAAGCGTTTACGTCAACCCCGGCTGCTTTTAATGCAGATTGCGTTTTTTCCGGCATAAACCTACCTTCCGCAAGTATGCTTAGCGAGTTCCTCAAGGCAACGCCACCCTCGGCTCCTTTTCTCCCCGCTTTATCAAGGACCTGTATTGCCGCGTTAGCCTCCTCGAATGATACACCGGCCATTTTGGCGGCCATCCCCGATTGTTCTAAAGCTGCCTGTATTTGAGGCATTTCGGCACTTCCTTCCCTTGCGGCGGCTGACATAACATTCATCATGTCCGTCATGGTTTTGGTGGCCTTGGTTGGGTCATCGAGCGAAACCTGAAACTGGTTCATCGCCGTTGTTAGCACATTGGCGGCAGCTACACTGTCGCCTCCCATGGTTTTTGAAAGTATGCTTACATTCTTGCCCATGCCTTGCAAGGCTTCCGGCACATTTGCAATTTCGGGGCCTAACTTCGATAGTATAAGTTTGTAGCTCTCAAGTCCCTGTGCTGCACTGCCACCGAACACCTTGGCGTTGTCGCGTGCGTAATTGCCTATTTCCTTTAGCTTATCGCCTGTAACGTTCGTTATTGCCGATAGGTCAGCCAGCGAAGAATTATATTCAACGCCCGGCTGTATGGCGTTGGTTATGGATTGGTTTATCCTGCCAAACGCATCGCTTATGTTGTTGAGCGCAAACATACAATCGCCAAGCTTGCTAAGTTTTCCTCGAAGGACTTCCACTTTGCTTGTGGCCGCATTGGCGGATATACCGAGTTTTTCGAGTACGGCATTGCCATTAGTGTCAAACTTAAGCTTGTAATTTATGGTTTCGCTCATTTTTAATGTATCTTTGCCGTATCAAAATATACGTTATGGGTGCTATTGTTTATATACTTGTGCTTGCCGCCACGGTTTACCTGCTTTACCTGTGTGTGGTGTGGGTTGTGTTGATATTCAACTTTGTTATTGGTATATTTAAAGGCGGCGGCAGAGCCAACAGCGATGGGTGCTGCGAAAATTCGTGGGTTAAAGGATATAGGCAACGGAACGGTATTTAATCTTTTGTTCCAGCCTCTTTCTTCCTTATATCAACCAACTGGTTAAAGGCTTCGGCCCAGCGTTCATCTGTCAGCGTATCCGGGTCGAGGTGCAAATGGTAGCCCATCAAAGTATTGATATACCCTACCCAGTTTGCTTTCATTTCCCCAGATACGCTATCTATAAATTTACAAGTTCCGCCTCCTTTACCGTTACTATGTCGGCGAGCTTAGCCGATGCCCCAAAAAACAGTTCATCCTCTGTTTTAATTGCTTCGCTGCCACCAAGCCAGCAAGAATCTAAAAGCAGTTCGTTGCTTTTCATTGGGTTGGTTTGCGCCACGGTTGATGCGTAAGCGATATTTTTCCTGTCCGGCTTCTTCAAGTAGGCAATATGCCCGTCCACTATGATACCGAAAATCTTTCCGTGTTTTTTCTTCCAGCCATCTATCTGTTCAGGGGTGGCCTGCCCTATCAAAGTTGTTTCGTTGCTCATTTCAATATCGTTTTATAAAGGTTTAAATTCATTTAAAAAAGGCTGCCATTATCACGGCGTAAGTGCAATGGCAGCCCGAGGGTAGGCAGGAAGCGTATTTTTATGGTTTCTGGTTCTCTATGCGCAGGGCTATCCAGGGTAAAGTAATCTCCATTTGCTTATCGCCTTGCTTCATCTCCTTGCCGTCTTCGGTAAACTGAAGACCGCGGATCTTATCAATTATAAGCACATCGCCATTAGCCGGGTTGCCGTAGCACACGCTGGCATCTAAGCTCAGGCCAAGCACCGATCCGCCGCCCAACAGGCGCAGCGTTTCAAGTTCGCTTTGCAAGATGGTTATCTCTCCCTCATGGCTTATGTTCCCCTTCTGTATGCTCAGTGCCTGGTTACCCTTGCCAAACAGGGGCTCCTTTTCCTGTTTGGTGGTATATTTGATCCCGCGAAAGCCGGTAATCACACGGCCATTAAGTTCGAGGGTCAAATCGTTGTATTCGTACTGTCGTGAGTTGAATGTTGACATGGCTCTATGCGGTTACGGTTTTAAATCCTAACGAAACTTCAATATACCGGGCGTAGCCATAGGGCTTCACCTTCAGTGTTACGTTCACCACTCCGGTGGCCACGATGTTCTGGTCGGTGTTTATCCAGCAGCTCACCCCCGTGTCGTTTTGGTTGCCCGGGTCGTTGCCCAATTCTCCGGCAGCGGTCATGCTGTTGATAATAGCATTCTCCACCTTGCTCTCGATGCTCTTGGCGTATGCAACCGATATTTTACCGGCATCCGTAACGCTAACCTCATCCAGCATCTCGTTTACAAGCGTGGTGTAGGCTATGCGGTAGGCTTTGTCAACCGTGCGCCTTGCCGTAATATGGCAGTAGTCGTCGCCTGGTAGTGCGGCCAACAGGTCGTCAATAAAGAAATAGCCCGAGCGGCCCACATGGGTGCGCAACGTTATAAACCCTTTATTGTAAACCAGCGAAACATCGTTCGACTCCAGCTTTGTGGCCGCATGGTATGCCGTGGCAACGCCCAGTACTGCCCCGTCCTTCACCCTTCCTATATTACGCTGTACGGGTATGGCGGCAATTTTACCGGCTAACAGCCCAATGGCGCACCCATTGCCCGGTACGGTATCACCGATCATCACGCATACGCGGTTATTGGTCATTTCAAGCAAGTTGGTAAGCGCGGTGGCGATGCCCGAATAATATAGCCCTGCTATGGCCACAAAAACCGGTGCTTTCAGTGTGCCTTCTGCCCACAACGCGGTGGTTTGCGCCTGTGTAATGGCAGTGAGAACCTCAGCATCCAGCCCCGCTGTAATCACTGGCGTATAGCCACTGGCAGGGGTGCGGTGTACTATCAGGGTACGTATGCGCCCGTTGGCGGTCTGCAAAAATTCCTGCACCCCGTTGGCGGTTGCCAGGGTGAGCATGGTGGTCATGGTAACGGTTTCGGCAAATGCCTTCAGCCATACTTCCGCCCCGTTGGGGTTCTGGTTGTATAGCTCGGTCATAAGCTTCACCAATCCGGGGTTGTTAGCACTGGTAACGCCCAATGCGGCAAGGTCGGCAAATTTGCTTAACTTGTAGGTCGTGTTCAGCGCGAAGGTGCCGCTAACGGCAGCTCCCGTGGTCAGCACCCCTATAACGCCGTCCTCGCTGGCCGATACCTGCCCCAGCGCGCCGTTCAAAAATTGTATATATATTCTTGGTATCATTATGCCTCCTGTCTTTTAACCGGGGTTACTGTGCCCTCTTTCAAAAAAGTGGCGTGTACCCTGGCATGTTGCTCTTCTATAAAGCATGTGCCATCGCTGGTAAAGTAAATTTCATCGGCACTGTGCGTGCCGAATACCTCCCTGGCGCGTTCCTTGTCGTAGGCCTGCGCAGCGGTGGCAGTTTCCGGGGTTATTTCCGGTATGGTTTTCTTTTGTGTCATTTGCGTATAATTTTAGAGGTGAGAAATAAGCCGGTTATAAGCAGTATTAAGGACTCAATCCAAAACGCGGTTATCATTCTTTTCTGCCCCTTTGTCAGCTCGTTGATGTATTTTGTTTCCGTTACCTTGCGGTCGCGGTATTCAACTTCTTTTTTAAAGTGCTTTGAGTAGTGGTTAAACACTGCTAAACTGTCAGTTTTACACTTAGCCGTAAGCACATTATCCTTCACGCTTACCTGGGGGACACCGGCATTTTTGCCGCTTTTATACCCTTGCAGTTCTTTCATCACTACCTGCCCGTACTCATTGCATTCAAGCAAGGCTTTCAGCCACGAGCTGTCAGCCGGCAGGTATGAGATAGAGTCCTTCTCCTGTACGCTCTCACTGGTTGTAACCATTGAGCTATCGCTGGCAGAGTGCACAGGCGGGTACTTTTCAGCGCATCGTTTCTGGGTGCAGCACCCGCTAAGCACGACAAGGCAAATAAGAATCATGAATAAGTTTTTCATTTGATCTCCTCCTTTAGCTTTGCAAGCAATGATTCTTCAACATCAAGCCTCTCTAAGGCTTTTAGTACGTCCCTGATCGTTTTTTGCATTTTCTCTACCTTCGTGCTGAGCTGATCCAGCTTTTTTTTTAAATCGGTATTTTCATCGCTCCTGGTTATGATCTCCCTGATGAGCTCTTTATTTTGCCCCATAAGCGCATTAACGCTCTGTAGCATCTCGTTTACTGATGAGGTAACAAGCTCAACATTCCCCTTTTCCACCTCGGTAGTAGCCTTACGCCTGGCCTGTTTAAGCGTCATCAGCGTAAGAAGCATCCCCGTTCCGAAGACCAGGTTAATAACCGCAAGTATAATTTCAGCTTTTCCCATAAAATAGAGCGTGTTGCAATTTCAGTAGCATAGGGGCATTACTCCCTTTCGGTTTCACGCCCCTTTCTCGGGTCGGTTCTATTTTTAAGCCCTTGGCGAATACAATGCCGCTATTGCTTTGGTGCGCAGTGGCAAGGCCGCAAACCGCATCTGGAAGTTAATTACATCGCCCTTCTGATCCGGGTCTTTGTATTTGGCAAACATCTCTACCGTTCCCATCGCCTTCATTACTTCATCCTTCTGGAAAGCGAACGAGGAATACGTATCCGTGCTGGGGGCAGCCGCGGCACCATAGGCGCATTTCACACCGGTACTGGCAGTAAACACAGGTGTGGCACTGGTGCGGAACAGTTTAAAGCCGAACAACGTGTTACTGGCCATGGCCGCTTTGTACAATGCCAAATCTGCTTCTATCAGGTCAGCCTCATGGTTAGGGTTAAGCACCAATATGCGCCCCTCTTCAGGTATGTCGTTAAGGTTAAACCTTTTCATCAGGTCCAGTACGTTTGCAAAGGTCAGCTTCCTGTATCCGTTGGTGAGTGTCCCGCTGGCCGCTATTACCGGGGTCAGTGTGGCATCGCTTGCCGGTGCGAAGTTCCAGGCGGCCAATTTTATAGCCGTGCGCTGTAGCTCCATTTTATGCCCGTATATCACGCTGGCCATTTTATCATACATGGCTTCCATCTCTTCCACGTTGCGCACAATGGTGCTGGTGGTATCAAGGGTTTTTAAGGCTAACGTTTTTGCGGTGTCGGTTCGGCTGCTGGTTGCTATAGGGTAACTGGTGTTATCAATCAGCACGCTCGGGCTTGCCCCTGCCTCGGCAAGGTTTATGGTGTTAAAATCTACTAAAGCGGATAAGTCCCTGGCCTCGCTCAGGAAACTGCCACCCGGGTAAAATCCCTCTAACAGCATATCCGTCCATATTTCCTTTTGCACGCCGGCAAATAACATTCCGGGGGCTTTGTCCATGTACGAAAGTACCGTACCGGTTACTAAGCTTGCGCCCACTGCGGGCAGCGCGGCAATGCCACAGGCCGCCGAAAATAAAAGGGCAACAAGCATGTTGAACAGCACGTTACCAAAGTTCAGTCGTTTTTTCATTGTTTTTCTGTTTTGGTTTAAAATGAGTTGATAGGTTGATGGGCTGATGGGCTGGTGGTCTTGGCAAGGCAATCCGATATATGCAATCCCTAATCCCAAACCCTTAAGCCCTTACTTTAGTGTTTCGGCTGGTAATCAGCTTTCAGTTGGGCAAAAGCGGTCGGGTCGTTTTTTTGCATGGCGGTCAGGCCTTTGCCGTCTTCTTTAAGCCAGCGCATGTAATCCCAGCCTTCGCGGCCTTCGGCTGCTTTTCTCCCGCTGCGGGTTTTATCGCTGAAGGTCTCTTTGGCGGGCATAGCGGCAATAATGTCCTGGGCCTGTTTGTAATCGGAGGTAGCCAATTTCACAAAGCTCTCTTTTTTTTCAGCGGTTATGCGGCCTTCTTTCACCGCCGTATCCACAAGCTCTGCCGCCAGAGCTGCATAATGGTCGGTTAATGCTTTTTCGGCTTTTGCCTTTTCGGCAGCCAGTGTGGCATTTTTCGCGCTAAGCTCCATGATGGCAGCGTTTAGCTCGGATGTCTCCGGTTCTTTCGATACGCCAAGGGCTTTGGCCGACTCGGCTGATAAGGTAATTTTTTCCATGTTGGTTTTTTGGTTTATGATGCTTGCAATTGATAATTTAATCTCTTCCACATCCAGCAATGCTTTTCCGTCATGGCCATATAGCCGGAGCGATCCGGAGTTGCTTGGCACTGCCACCGGCGATGCCTCCAGCAGTTCCCAGTCGGTAAGTACCGGCACCATTCCTTTGCCTGGTATGTTCAGCATTTCGGCATTGTTAATCCGTATGCCCATGCTCACGCCTTTAATATAGCCGCGGTCAACCTTGCCCGATATTTTTACGGCATCAGGGTCTTGCATGTCAAATTCGGTGTCGGCTAACAAGCGGGTGTTTTCCACCCGTAGGTTATTCCATTTCCCAATTACGCGTGTCTCGGCATGTGAGTCTAACATCACCGGGTTAAGCCGGAAGCGTTCCAGGCGGCCTCCCGAATTCCTCAGCATAAGGCCGTGAGCCGTTAAAATTGTTTCATCGTTAAGGACAAAGGTTGGCATTGCATTTCAGTTTCAGGCCGCAAACATACTTCGCGCGACAGTCCGTTGCAAACAACCTTATAAGTGTTACATACAAGCCTTTAACCTTTGTAAAGAAATTATTTTTCAGGCCTTTTCAACTGCATTTTTGCACAAAAAAAGGATATGCCCAAAGTAAAACCGGGGGTTCAGGCACGTAATCCCGAAAAATACGAATACGCTTACCTCTTGTTTATGCAAGGCGTGGCTCAAAACGACATTTGCAAACGTGTCGAAGTTTCCGCGCCTACGCTGCAAAGCTGGAAGGAGTCGGGTGGATGGGCGCACAAACGCGCCACCAGGTCCATCAACATCGACGACCTCATGCAGAAAACCCTGCACAAAATATCCGACATCCTCGACAAGGAAGGCGACGACTTCTCCGCCGATTCCTTTGCCAAAGCCGTCAACCAGCTAAAATCACTTAAAAGCACACGCACCGTTGATGACGAAATTGCCACTTTCATGGCTTTTCAGGATTACCTTATTGCCGAACGTGCCGGGTATAAAGAAATTACCGACAGCTTTATCAAGGCTGTGGTAAGGCTTCAGGATTCATACATTTTAAAACGCAAAGTAAATGGAAAGTAACACGCTCACATTGGACGATGTATGGCGAAACCGTGTCAACATGATACTGTCGCCTCGCTTTACCCTCACAAATGCCAAGATGATCAAACTGATCAAGGCCACGGCTATTATCAAAAAGTAACATGGCAAAGCAGACGAGCGAAGCCCAGGACCGGTGGACCCGCCGCGTGGAATGGATCATGTCCAGCGAGTTTGTGCTGCCCGATACGCCCGAAGTGCGCGAAGAGCGAAAACTACGTGCCCGCCGCGAATACCGTTTTTTTGTCGAAACCTATTTCCCGCACATCGCTACTACCAAATGCGGTAAGTTCCATCTCGATGCGGCTGCTTACCTGTTAAAGCACAACGATACCCGTGCTTTGTTCGAGTGGGCGCGTGGACATGCCAAAAGCTCCCACCTAAGCCTGTTTATCCCGCTATGGCTCAAAATTCAAAAGCCTCGTGCCCTTTCGGTTATGGTGTTGGTCAGCAAAAGCGAGGATATGGCCATACGGCTGCTTTCCGACCTGCAGGCCGAGCTTCAGTATAACCAGGCGTTTATTGCCGACTTTGGCCCACAGGTAAAGTCAGGATCATGGGCCGAAGGCGAATTTCATACTGAGGACGGATGCCTCTTTGTGGCCTTAGGCCGGGGGCAAAGCCCCCGTGGGCTGAAGGATCGTGGCAAACGCCCCGACTATATTGTAATTGACGATATCGACGATGACGAACTAATCCGCAATCCCCGCCGTGTAGGCGATGCTCTTGAGTGGGCTCTGACTGCCCTTGCCGGGACAATGGCCATGGGGCGCGGGCGGTTCGTTATGGTCGGTAACCGTATTGGCAAGGATAGTATCCTGAGCCGTTTTGCCGAACGCCCCGGTGTTTTCCACACCACCGTTAATGCCCTGGATAAAAAGGGGATGCCCTCCTGGGGCGAAAACTATACGCCCGACGAAATTCGTAAAATGAGGGAGTTTATCGGCGAACGCCGCTTTCAGAAAGAATACATGAACAACCCCGTCAACGAGGGTGCCGTGTTCCAGAAAAAGCATATCCGTTACGGCCCCATCCTCGACCTCAAACTTTACAAAACCCTCGTTTGCTATACCGACCCTTCTTTCAAAAGTTCGGCCACCGCTGATTATAAAGCTACCATGTTGGTCGGAAAAACTAAGGAAGGGGCGTTTCATGTCATTCGCGCCTTTGCCGGTCAAACATCTGTTACCCAAATGGTGGCCTGGCATTACAGCATTATGGATTTCGTTTCAGGCCGTGTGCCCGTGCTTTATTACATGGAGGCCAATTTTATGCAGGACTTGCTCTTAGACGAGTTTAAAACCGTTGGCAACATCACCGGGCAGCAAATACCCATCCGTGGCGACCAGCGCGCCAAGCCCGATAAGTTCGCACGGGTCGAGGCCATGTCGCCGCTATTCGAGCGTGGGCTGGTTCTGCTCAACCAAAAGGAAAGGGATAGCCCCGGAATGATTACCCTCGAGGAACAACTGCTCATGTTCGAAAAAGGCAGCAAAAGCCACGACGATGCCCCCGATGCCCTCGAAGGCGCAATATGGCTCCTTAGCAAACGTACCCGTAGCTGCGATGCACCCTTTAAAATGGGCCGCCGCGAATCACGCCAATATTAATTTCCTTAATTAAGCCACCAATTATGAAAGCTCTTTTAAAATACAAGCCTATTGCCTGGCTTTATTCTTTTGCGCTCCTTATTGAAGCAGCGTTTAAATGGATTTTCAAAACCATTTCAAACCGGTTGTTAAAATTCCTCCTGGAAATGAAGGTTAGGGAAGCCCTGCGCTTGTCTAAGCTCGAAAACCGCCGGTATATCGTAACTGTATTTTTCGGCAAGCCGGTATGTGTGCCTAAGCAAAACCTTAAGGATATGCTCAACCGGCGCAAGTTCCGCAAAGGCGTTACCATCGCCCATATCGAAAAAAACGCCTATTTTATCACCAAATAATTGACTATTGACAGCACATTACCGCATTACCGCATTATCGCATTATCGCATTAACACATTAACCCATGTTTCTAACCTACCCCGAGCTTAAGTCTGTACTTTACGAGTACCAGTTAGACGAAATTACCGAAACCAGCCCCGATATTGCCGATATGGCCATCATGGCTGCTGTCGAAGAGGCAAAAAGCTACCTGAGCCCCACAGGCCAGAGCCGCTGGCGCGATGGCAGGCCGAGATATGATGTAGCGGCTATTTTCGGCGCATCCGGCACCGAACGCAACGGGCTTATACTTGAGCTGTGCAAAAGCATTGCCCTGTATTACGTGTGCCGCTTAGCCAATGTCGATATCATACAGGAACGGGTAAAAGAGCGGTACGACCGCGCCATCGACTTTCTCGAAAAAGTAGCAGGCGTGGGCAAGTATGCCGGGTCTCCTTCCATTGCCCCCGATCTGCCCGTGCTCACGGCTGAGCAAATTGCCACCGATACTACCCGGCAGGCTTTCCGTTACGGAAGCCGCGAAAAATTTAACCACGATATATAGCGGTCATTGGGCCTGCCGAAATGACACATTATCGCATTACCGCATTATCGCATTAGCACATTACCACATTACCACATTATCGCATTACCACATTAGCACATTATGAAAGCAAAGCAAACGTCAGCCCTTCCCGTTGTAGCCAAACGCACC